CGAGTACGCCGCAAAATGCGAACAGCCCTTTGACGAAAACGAAATTGCGGGCATATGGCGCAGCGCCGAGGGCTATTATACGCAGAACACAGTCAAACAGCCCGGATATATCGCCCCGCAGGAATACGCCGCGCAGGACTTTGTAAAGAGCCTTGAACCGTATGACTATACGGATATAGGGCAAGCGACCGTTATTGCAGGCGTGTACGGCGAAAAGCTAAAATTTACCAAAGCGACCAACTGGCTTGCATACAGCGGCAAGGTATGGCAGGAGGACGAAATCAAAGCGCGGAAAATGGCGCAGGACTTGACCGAACGGCAGCTTGCCGAAGCCCGCAAGCGTGTACGCAAGGCGCAGGACGCTTTGAACCGGGCGACCGAGGGCGGCGACAATGACGAAATGAAAGAAGCCAAACAAGAACTTGACGCGGAAAAAGCGTTTCGGGGCTATGTGTTAGGCGAACGCAAAACGACAAGAGTATCAGCGGCATTAAAGGAAACAGAACCAAAGCTGCAAATCAGTGTTCCCGACCTTGACGCGGACGGTTATCTGCTCAATACGCCGGGCGGCACAATCGACTTGCGGACGGGAAAAACTCGACCCCATGACCCGGCGGATTTATGCACAAAGATAACCGCCGTTGCGCCCGGCGCAGAGGGCGCGGAACTATGGGCGGAATTCTTGCAGCGCGTGACCTGTTATGACAGCGACCTTGAACGCTATTTGCAGGAAGTCGCCGGAATGTTCAGCGTCGGCAGGGTTTTACGCGAAAAACTGATTATCGCATACGGCGAGGGCGGTAACGGCAAAAGCACCCTGTTCAACCTGCTTGCCCGCGTTATGGGCGACTATGCGGGCGCGTTGTCCGCTGAAACCCTGACCGTAAACAGCAAGAAGAACAAAAGCCCGGAATACGCCGAATTACGCGGTAAACGCATAATCATTGCGGCGGAACTTGAAGAAGGTATGCGCCTTGATACGTCCACCGTAAAGAAGCTATGCAGCACCGACCCGATTTTAGCGGAAAAGAAGTATAAAGACCCGTTCACGTTCATACCGTCGCACACCGTCGTACTGTACACAAACCACCTGCCCAAAGTCGGCACAACGGATAAAGGCACATGGGACAGGCTTGTTACAATCCCGTTCAACGCCAATTTCCGGGGTATGAAAGGCGAAATCTTCAATTACGCGGAATACCTGTTCGACCATGCGGGCGGCGCTGTTATAGCGTGGATAATCGAGGGCGCGCAGCGGTTCATATCCAACAACTACCAAATTGCAATGCCGGAATGCGTCAAAGCTGCTATCGGCAAGTACCGCGCTAATAACAACTGGCTTGACAACTTCCTTGATGAAGAATGCGAAATCGACGGCAGCTATTCGCAGAAGTCCGGCGAACTGTATCAGCGGTATAAGACTTATTGTGACAGCACGGGCGACTATCGTCGCAGCCTTGCGGACTTCAAAGCGTCCCTGACGGCGGCGGGCTATGAAACCCGTAAAACAAAAGTCGGCGCGTTCATCTATGGCTTGCGTGTCAAGTCGGATTTTAGCAAGGTTGACGAGCCGACACCGTGGGGCTAACCCTTGCGGCAGCATGGAGGTGACGACCAATGACGATGAATACCAAGACTTTTGATATTTCAAAAAAGCGTTCCCGCAAGAGAGGTTTTGGAAATGAGCGTCACCCGTCGTCACCCCCCGCCTTGACCCAAAAACCGAGCAGCAAAGCACCGACGTCGGAGATAACTTTTCCCCCGCATAGGCAAAAACTTTTCAAAGGAGGTTCCCCAAATGGGCATTATATCGAACCTGTTCAAGCCGAAAACCCGCGAACAGCGGGCAGTCATAGAGTTAAACAGCACGTTCGCGGCATTCAGCGGCACGGCGTATAACAGTACCACGTTCCGCGCAGCCGTTGACGCTATCAGCCGACACGCCGCCAAGCTGCAAGCGCACAGCGACGACAAGCGGCTTGAAACGCTGCTGCAAGCGACACCTAACCCGTATATGTCCGGCTATGACCTGCTGTATAAAGCGGCGGCGAACTACTACTGCACAAACAACGCCTTTATCCTGCTATCGCGCGGCGGCGACGGCGTAACCGGGATTTATCCCATAACGCCGCAGTCGGTTGAATTCACCCCCGGCACGGACGGCGCGTTATACGTTACCTGCCTGTTCACAGACGGCAAACAGGCAACTTTCCCGTATGGCGATATTGTTCACTTGCGGCGGCATTTCCTGACTAACGACCTGTTGGGTGACAACAACGCGCCGTTATATCCGCTGCTTGATACGGCGCAAACGCTCAATCAAGGCATAGCGGCAAGCGTGAAGAACGGAACAAGCATTCGCGGCGTACTAAAGTTTACAAGCCTTGTAAACCCGGTACAGGTAAAAGCCGAAAAGGAACAATTCGTAGCGGACTACTTCAATATATCCAATTCCGGCGGCGTGGCGGCAACCGACCAACGCTTTGACTTCGTGCCGACCAATGTAACGCCGTATTCCATACCGCAGGAGCAAATAGAAGCCGTCAACCGCCAAATATACGATTATTTAGGCGTTAGCCCGAAAATCGTTAGCGGCGACTATTCCGAGGACGCTTTCAGCGCCTTTTATGAAAGCGTGATAGAGCCGTTCGCCCTGCAACTGGCGCAGGAGCTTTCCCGTAAATGTGGCGCGGAGGTAAAAATCACGTCCGAGCGGTTAGAGTTTTCAAGCGCGGCGACGAAAATCAAGCTGCTGCATGAAGCCGCTCCGTTAGGGCTAATGACTCTGAACGAAGCCCGCAAGCTGCTTGCCCTGTCGCCTGTCCCGGACGGCGAACGCCGTTTGCAATCCCTAAACTATATCCGTGCCGAGGGCGCGGACAAATACCAAGAAATCGAAAGCGAGGTAGAAGAAAATGGAAAAGCGGAACTATGAAATCAGAGCGGCGGACAAGCCCCTAACGCTTGAGGGCGTAGCGGTTGTGTTCGGCAAGCCCGCGCAAATAGGCGACGTTACCGAGGTTATCAGCCCCGAAGCCTTGCGTGGCGTTGACCTGTCCGACGTGGTACTTATCACGAACCACGACAACGCGGCGTTGCCCCTTGCGAGAAGCCCCAAGACCCTGAACCTGACCGTTACCGAACGCGGGCTTGAAATGAAAGCTGACCTGCCCGACACGGAACAGGCACGAGCGGTATATGAAGCCGTCAAGCGCGGCGACCTGAAACAAATGTCGTTCGCGTTCGATATAGGCGACTATACCTTTGACGAAGCGACGCAGACCCGCACAATAACCGCTATCAGCAAGATTTACGAAATCAGTATCGTAAATTACGCGGCGTACACACAAACCACAGTCGAAGCGCGTAACGCGCAGAAAGAGGAGAAAAAGACCATGTACAACCCCATTACCGCAGGCCTTGAAAAGACCACTGTAAACCCCGACACCCACGCAGCCCCGGAATACCGCACGGCGTTCTTTAAGTCCCTGTTGGGGAAAGAACTGTCCGAGGGCGAAACCCGTGCTTATTCCGCAGCCAAAGCGGAGAAACGCGCCGACGCTTTTAACACTTTGTCGAACAGCGCCGCGGTTATCCCCACGCAGACCCTTGACGAAGTTATCCGCCAAGCCCGCAGCACCAACGGACTGTATAACGAAATCCGCCTGTTCAGCGTTCCGAGCAATCTTTCCGTTCCTGTCGGCACACCGACCGACGCGGCAAGCTGGCACGTCGAGGGCGCAGCCGTTGACCGCAAGAATGTGACCACAACGGCGGTAACATTCACCGGGCGCGAACTTATCAAGGTACTTTCTATGTCGGCGGCAGTCAAGCGCATGGAAATCAGCGCGTTTGAACGATATATCACCGACGAACTGAAAAGCAGTATTGCGGACGCTATCGGCGCGGCAATCGTGAACGGCACGGGCAGCGGGCAGCCAACGGGCATTTTGTCCGGCATTACATGGAGCGCGGCGAACGCTATCACCACCGCAGCCCTGACCGCTGACAACCTGCTTGACGCAATCGCCCTGTTGCCCGCCGGATATTCGGGCGGCGCGAAATTCGCAATGTCTACGGCAACCCTTTACGGGCGGGTTTACCCGCTCAAAGACGGCGACGGGCGCTATCTGTTCACCGACACCGAAAGCGGCGGCGTTCGCCGTCTGTTCGGCTTTGAAATCGTCCTTGACGACAATATCCCGGCGGGAACCGTCCTGTTCGGCAATTTCCGCTATTACGGCGTAAACGTCCCGGAGGGCGTAGCCGTTGAGGTTAGCCGGGAAAGCGGCTTTACAAGCGGACTTATCGACTACCGCGCTTTGTGTATTGCGGACGGCAAGCCCATTGTTCCCGGCGCGTTCGTCAAAGTTGAGGTTGACGCAGCCTAAAGAAACGGAGGGTTAGCCCATGATTTTCGAGATTGAAGAAGCACGCGAAATATTAAGGCTTGACGGCGCGGACAATGACGAAACCATTTACTCGCTGCTTGCCGCTATACCGCCCTATCTGACCGAAACAACGGGCTATGTTGCAGCGGGGGTTTATTCCCCCGTTGCACGGACGGCGGCGCGGTTTATCCTGCAACAATGGTATTACGGCGAGAACGCCGACACGGACAAATTGCAGCGCGTGATTGACTGTCTGTTAAAAGCATTGAGCGCGGAAAGGGCTATTCTATGACGCAGAAACAGTTTTACCATTCCAAAGCATGGCGGCGGTTATCACGGGCGTTTCTGCTTTCAAAGAACTATATTTGCGAGCGTTGCGGCAAGCCCGCTGAAATCGCCCACCACAAACGCTATATCACCCCGGAAAATATCACCGACCCGGCAATCACGCTGAACCCCGAAAACCTTGAAGCCGTCTGTATCGACTGCCACAACGCCGAGCATTTCAGCGCGGGCGGCGCGGTATTGCGGGGGCTTGTGTTCACAACCGAGGGCGATTTACAGAAAAGAGGTATCGACCATGAAAATGAAATATGAAAACGAACGCGCTGTTATCATTGACGCGCTTTCCAAAGAAACAAGCGAACTTGCACAGGCTATCACCAAAGAGCGCGAGGAAAACGGCTTTACTGCTCAATACCGGGCATTGTCCAAAACCTATAACGACGCGACCAAGCATTATTTGACACTTGTCAAAGAGGTAGAAGCCGAGAATGCCGCCGAGGTTGACCCGCTCACCGCATTTAACAAGCCGTCCGTTTATGACGAACGCGGCCTGACCGTACTATGAATTATATAGTGCAGTATAACGACCTTTTGCAGCGCGGGGAAATCCCTGCTTCAAGGCGGGTAAAAGCCGTATATGCCCGCCTTGCCGCTGACACGAATTCAATTCGGGGTAGCTATATTTTTGATGAAGCCCGCGCAAACCGTCCGATTGACTTTATAGAACGGTTCTGCAAGCATTCTAAAGGCGAATGGGCGGGACAGGGTATTCGCCTTGAACTGTTTCAGAAAGCATATATACAAGCCCTGTACGGCTTTGTGGACGTTGAAACGGGCTTGCGGCAGTACAGGGAAAGTTTCTTCCTTGTGGGGCGCAAGAACGGCAAATCAACGCTTTTAGCGGGGCTTGCCTTGTATATGCTCACATCTGACAGCGAGGGCGGCGCGGAGGTTTACAGCACGGCGACAAAGTACGCACAGGCGCGTTTACTCTTTGATGAAGCGCACAATATGATAAAGCAGTCGCCCGACCTGTCGAAGCATTTCCGTAAACGTAAAACCGACCTGTATTATATGCCCACCATGTCGAAATTTCAGCCGCTTTCCCGCAATTCTGACAGTCTGGACGGCTTGAACGCAAGTTTTGTTATCATGGACGAACTGCACGGAGTAAGGGATAGAAACCTGTATGAAGTAATGCGCCAATCGCAAGCCGCCCGCCGTCAACCCCTGCTTATTATGATAACAACCGCCGGAACGGTCCGGGAATGTATATTTGACGATATGTATAGCTATGCCGCGCAGGTTGCTGACGGTACTATCACGGACGAACATTTTCTGCCCGTGCTGTACGAACTGGACGACCGCGCCGAATGGACTGACCCGGCGGCGTGGATAAAGGCGAACCCGGCGCTTGACAGTATCAAGAAGCGGGACGACTTGACCGCCAAAGTCGAACGTGCCAAGCAGAACCGCAGCGAACTTTCCGGCGTACTGTGCAAGGAATTCAACGTCCGGGAAACGGTAAAAACGGCGTGGCTATCCTTTGACGATATAAACAATGAAGCCGCGTTCGACCTTGAAGATTTTCGCGGCGGATACTGTATCGGCGGCGTTGACCTGTCTATTACAACGGATTTAACTTGCGCGTCGCTGCTGCTGATGAAGCGCGGGGACGACAAAAAGTATATTACGCAAATGTACTGGTTGCCCGCCGACCGTCTGCAAGAGCGCGTACAGCAAGACAAGATACCCTATGACAAGTGGCACGAACGCGGGCTATTACGCCTTTGTGTCGGTAATTCTATCAGCTATTCCGACGTGACGCAATGGTTTTACGAAATCATAAACGAATATGAATTGTTCCCGGCGTGGGTTTACTATGACAGCTATTCGGCGCGGTACTTTGTGGACGAAATGCAAATGCAGGGCTTTAACATGGTACGCTGCATACAGGGCGCGAAAACCCTGTCCCTGCCCATGCAGATGTTAGGCACGGATTTACAGGCGCACAAAGTCATTTACAATAACAACCCCGTCTTGAAATGGTGCCTGACGAACACGGGCATTCAGACAGACCGAAACGGCAATATTGTACCCGTAAAAAACCAATCGCCCCGCCAACGGATTGACGGAGCGGCGGCATTGCTTGATTGCTATGTCGGACTGTATGAGCATTACGCCGAATATACGGCGGCGATATAGGGGGGCTTTTACATGAAGCTGAAAGACAAGAAAATTGAAATACTTGCGGTACGGCACATTGTCGATAACGAGGGATTTTCTACTGAAACCCTTGAACCCATTGCGCCGCCGTTGTGGGCGTACTTCCGGCAGCTTTCCGGCAAGGAAGTATTCGCCGCAGCGACGACCAACTACAAAGAAGAAGTGCTGTTTACTGTCAATTACCGGGCGGATATTACAAATACAAACGTAGTACGTTATGGCGACGTACTGTATGATATTACCCGCGTGGACGTATTCGAGGGGTACAAAGCGGACTTGACGCTGTATTGCAGCCGCAGGGCAAGACAGAGTTAAAACATTTTATCACAATTCACAATATAATATTGCTTTTTTTATCCCCTTGCGCTATACTATATTTTGTAGTTTTGTGTCAAGGGGGCTTGTCTTATGAAATACAGTTACAACAAGCTATGGAAAATGTTGATAGACCGAAAAATTACGAAAACCGAAATGCGCATACAGTCGGGCATTAGTACAAATATGCTTGCCAAAATGGGCAAGGACGAACCTGTTTCAATGGAAACGCTTGCAAAAATTAGTACAGCCCTTGAATGTGGGCTTGACGATATTGTGGAAATAACCGCTGACGGGGGTAAAGAGTAATGGCAAAGAAAAAAATTAGTGAAACAATTACAGAAAATATATTTCGCGAACACTATGGTGCAAATACTTTTATTGAAAAGTCCGCTATTCCGTCGGGGTATGGCTTTACTTCAAAAAAAGGAACGTCGTATTCTGGTTATCCTGACTTTTTTCTTGATACTGAC